CTATTTACGATATTTTTTAGGGGTGAATTTTTGTTTAGCTATCCGTTTTGCTAAGCGCATAGAGTTTTCAAGCGATGCAATAAGCAATTCACGATCCTCCTCGTCCATATCATCCATGCTCTGTCCATCAAACTGTGAGTAACCTTCTTTTTTTTCTAAATTGCTAATCATTTTTTCTAAATCTTTGGCGATATCTCGTTCGTCCTTTTCGGTTAATTCTGGAAGCTTTGAATCCCAATCGTTTTCTTTTTTTGCTGATCTGCCAAGAATGTAGTCAGTGCTCACTGCAAAAAAATCAGCTAGTTTAGAAACAGTTTCAAAATCTGGCTGTGTTTTTCCTAATTCATAGCGGGCATAAGTAGAACGATTAATCTTTAATCTATTAGCTAACTCTTGTTGAGATAATCCTTTTTCTAATCTTAACTGTCTAAGGCGTTCTCCATAATTCATCATTCAACGCTCCTATTAATCGATTATCTATATTATACGTGAAAAAAATGCACAAAGCAAAATAATGTGCTCAAAATGAACAATGACATTGACAGTGCAAAAAATGCACGATATAATTGGTGTATAAATTGCACAATGAGTAATGGGAGATTAATAGAATGTCTAGTACTATAAGGATAAACACTGTTTTTAAAAAGATTTTTGAACGATCGTATTTTTAGTGTATAAAATACACGAAGAATGAAAAGAACCAAACCGCGATTTTTTTTTCATTTAATTTGTGCAAAAAGTGAACATAAAATAGTAAAGGAATTGAAAAAATGAGTCCAACGTTACAAAGCCATCCAAAAAAGCAGCATCGCATAGATAAAAATAGAAATGAAACCGATTGCAAAAAACCGGCACTTAACCGAGTGCCTTTAAGTGAAGCAGAGATTAAAAACTTAATGGGAATAAATAGACCGACATATAGGCGCTACAGAGGTGCCTTTAGGCAGCGGTAGGACAAGTAAAAAGTAGCATAATAGTTTGATAGAAAGGTGATAAACATAATGAACAAAAAAGAAATAGAAAGCATGATAAAAGATTACCATTGGATGATCAATACTGTTCAAATGATGCACGATTCACTTGGAGCAGCTGGAGAGAGGCTTGCTGCTCAATATGGAGTCGAAGGTTCACTCCCGAAAGCAAAAGGTGCGATGAGCGATCCTATTTATCGAGAGTACTTGCGCAGGGAAAAAAGATGGAAGAAGTTAAATGAATACAAGATGAAAATAGAAGCGATTCAAGAATGTGCATGTTTAATAGAAGAAGAACGAGAATTGGAAGTGCTACATTGGTTGTTGGAAGGGAAAAACTATTCATGGATCGCTCGCCATATGGGATTATCTGAAAGGCATATTCGCCGTCTAAAAGATGCGATTGTCGAGCAAATGTCGAAAATGCCGAATTTGCCGAAAACGACGGGAAAGTCGAGAACGTCGGAAAAATGCATGTGTTAAATCGTAAAGTGTAAAATAAAAAAGCAATCATTCTTTAACTTCATACCAGCAGTTTTAACGCCATCCGCTGCGATGGCTTTTTTTATCCCACATCTAACTGGCAGTAAGACCCCCCACCTTAAGAGTAAGAGGAATCAAAGAAGTCTAGGTGGGGGATAACTGAAAGTCAAATGTCCGATTGGTTCGGGCCTACAGGACGTAGGTCACAAAGGCGTTGCAACAGGACGTTGCGATCTTAGCCTTTGTTCTACTTCTTGTCCATTGGGGGATGGGAGAAACCCCCCCACTGATGGAAGTTTCACTTTATGATAAAAAAATTCTTTCCAACTATTGGAGGACACGAAATGAACGATCAACGTTCGTTTCGTGTCCTTTTTTGTGCTTAAAAAAATGAACATTGGAGCTGATAAGGATGGAGGAACTCATTCAACAATATGATCATGCGCTTGCTGATATGGTAAGGCGGCAAAAAAATGTATGTGAAAAAGACAAACTATTGGTGTCGGGGATGGTTTCTGATTTGGAGTATGCACTGGAATGGATGAAAACGGGCCGTCAGCCTGGCAACCGCAGAGGCATTGAAAGAAGAGCCGCTTATCAACGGGAGCGTCCGTTTGATCCAGTGCTGATGCAAAGATATTTTAGAAGCGGGAAAGAAGATGTCTATGAATGGGATGACCATCAGGAGGAAAATTTAATCACGGCTCGCGATCGCAAGCGGATTGATGATGTGTTATCTGTGTTGACGAAAAGGGAATTAGAAGTGTACTTGATGTCGAGAGGCCATTGTTTGTCATTTGGCCAAATTGCGAACCAATTATGTGTATCGAAAGGTACTGTCCAAAAGATGATTGAACGCGCCGAAGCTAAAATTACAAAGAAGAAAAAAGAACAAATGTTGCATTTATGTGGATAAAAAATGAACTTGTCTTACGAAAGCCACCATATAGTGAAAGGCAAAAAACGAGAGAGGGGAGGCAAAGACGATGCTGGATACAGGGAAAGGAAGGCGGTGCCGAAAATGAACACAACTGAATCGCAAATCAAAAGACTGCGAACGATGGTGAATGACCCGATTCCTGATAGCGGAACAGATGCCGATGCGGCATTTTCCAATGCAGAGCTGGAAGAAATTTTAACCGAAACAAACGATATGTATCAAGCTGCTTCAGATATATGGATACTGAAAGCAGGCATGGTTCAGGGAGGAATTGAATCGTATGCTGTCGGCAGTGAACATTACGAGCTTACCTCAATGAAAGATCAATACGATCATGCGCTGGCAATGGCTAGCATGTATGTCGAAAGAGCAGGCCGATCATGATTCGCATACGGAGCAGCTTCAGGACAAAGGATGTGAAGCCATGGAAATTGGAGCAATGAGGCGCAAACATGTACAATGGGTAATCCAGCAAAATCCAGTTGAGGTCACGATCAAACGAACAGAAAAGACGAAAGCAGCAGGCCGCCTAGAGGAAACAAAAAAAGAGGCAGGCCCTTTTACTGTGCGGATTTTTGCCGCAAAGTCCACCTCTCCAGAAAAAATCGCAACGCTGGCAGGAGAAAAACTTGTTGATCGCAGTTATGAGATGCTGGCAACTAGTCAAGCTGATATCCAAGCAAGCTCGATTGTAAGAGATGAATTTGAGGCGCTTGGGATGCATTATATTGTGAAAACAGTCTCTCCGCAAATCGTGCATAGTGAGGTCATTGGCTATCGTTGTGAATTGGAAAGAGTCATATGATGACGAAAGAAAATCTTCAATACAAGAAGAAGGAAATAACAATGTTGGAGGGCCTATCAATGAGAGAAGCAATCAAACAACTGCTTGTCGCACATGTCCCAACAATAAATGGACATGTATGGGAGCCAACAGCCGCAGGGCCGCAGCTTGAGATGCCTTATCTCGTGTTAAGAGCTGGAAAACAGGAAAATAATGAATACGAAGTGCATGCTGCATTTTATGAAGTATGGCCATATGTAAGGCGGAGAACGTTTCAAGAAGTCGATCAGATATCTAAAGAGGTCATTGCTGCCCTTCACCAAAAAAGCTTTGCATACGATGGGACGCCTTATTATATCGAATATGTCGGCACTGTCAGCGATGACATGGTGGATGAAGATTGGGATGCCTTAACGCGGGGCTTGCGTTTTAAAATTTTTTCACTCGCTTGGCTATTGCATACTCCGATTGAACCAGATCCGGTCGAAGCGATGAAAAGATGGACGACAGCAAGATTTCCTCACATTAATACTGATCCGCTCGCATTGCTCACCACAGATCATCTGAGTCTCTTCTGGCGGCAAACAACGATTACATCTGTTGAGGAAATGCATTGGGGCGCTTGGCTTACTGTTAAAATGCACGGCCATCTCCTTGCTGCAGATGCATCTACTCGCAGACAGTGGGTTGAAAAGATTACAAGGCAGCTTGCCTTAGATACGGGCGCATCTTTGTCAGACAAGTCAAAGCTGACTTTTTTAACTGTATCGGCAAATCATGACCAAGATCCATTCAAAGCGGGGCAAATTGAATTAGAAGTTCGTTATGGCATCCTTCATGGCAAAGCAGTGTATGAAAAATTAAACAGGGTAGAAGTTGATCCGAAACGAGGAGGTGTTATATATGGCAAAAAATAAGCAAACAACAACAAACATCCCCCCTGTATCAAATGAACCGAAGTACAGCCGTTCTGAAATCATCGGGGCGGCTGCTTCTTTTGGGGTGATGCCTGAATTAATGGCAGGTGCAATGAAATTAGCAGGAAAAAATCACTTAACTCGTTCGGAAATAGAAAAGGCAATCCGACAGTTCAAAAAAAGGGAGGCTTAACACATGATTGGAGAATTATTTAGACTAGGTGAACAAAAAGTTCGCCCTGGGGTATATGTACGTTGGTTTAACGATGGAGCATTAGCAAAATATTCGCGGGCGATTGGCATCGCAGCGGCAGTTATTAAATCTAACTGGGGGCCGCTCGAAAAAGCAATCACGATTGAGGATGAGAGCGACATTCTCGATAAAATCGGTTCAGGCTATGGCGCTGAAGTGGTAAAAGAAATTTTTCAAGGCGGCGCTTATACTGTTCAAGTCGTACGAGCTGGTACTGGAGGAGCGCTTGGCGAAATCGTCTTAAAAGATGAAGAAGGAACTGACACGCTTCGTCTCGGAACGAAATATCCAACTTCCCGCCAATTTACGGTGACAATTCGGACAGCACTTGATGTGTCTGAAAAAGAGTTTATTGTCTTTGAAGGCGATCGTCAAATTGAAAAATTAACATTCAAGAGCGGCGAAAATGAAGGGAATCATCTTGCCTCACTTCTAAATGAAACGAGTAAATATTTCGACGCTGTCGTACTAGAAAACGAAGGAAGCAGCATTGCTGCGATTTTAAATGAAAGTGTAAAAGGCGGAGAAGACCCAAAAGTAACCGCTCAAGATTATGTAGATGCATTCGGAGTTATCGAAAAGCGCTTCTTTGATGGGATTACGGTCGATTCTGAAGACCCGATCATTCATGCTAGTTTACAAGCTTTTGTCAATCGCAAATTGCGTGAAGGGGCAAGGTTTACTGGTGTTGTCGGTGAAAAGATCACGGTCCCATTTGAAACACGAAAGAACAATGCTCGTTCGTTTAACGACTTTGCAATGATTTACGTCGGCAATGGTTTTGAAACGAAGACCGGAGGCGTAGATGGGGCAAAAGCTGCCGGGCACGTATTAGGGAAGATGGTTTCTGCTTCCTATAAATCTAGCTTAACGAAGAAAACCGTTAGAGGCTCTGTTGGCGTATACGGTGAATTATCCTCTTCACAATATAATGAGGCAGCGAAGAATGGAATGCTCGTGTTCTCCTTAAATCCAGATGGACTGGCGCAAGTAGATTACGGCATTAATACCCTCGTTTCCGTTGCTAGCGAAGAAGATGATGGCTGGAAAAAAATCCGCCGCGTCCGCACTCGTTTTGAATTAATTGACCGTGTGGCCTTTACGCTTTCTAAAGCAATGGGAAGCGGCGACGGCATTGACAATTCCAGCGATGGACGTCAATACGTGATCACTGTTGCCAATGGCATTATTAATGACATGATCATGGAAGGCGGACTGGAAAGCGGCGAATTGATTGTGGACGAGCAGAACTTGCCTAAAGGAGATGCGGCATGGTTTAAATTCCGTGACCTTGTCGATCTTGATGGCATTGAGAAGCTATATTTGGCATTTGGCTTTCAATATTAAGGCAGGTACTTTTTCTTTTTATAGCAGAGAAAGGGCTTCCTTCTCTGCTCCCAAGATTAGAAATTTGATAGGCAAAACTGCCGATACATTGTCACCATCAGTGAGGAATGAGAAAGCTCACTGATGAAAGTTTCACATATTACTTAAATAGGAGTGATCAGTATGTCTGATGGAAGATACGTATTTAGGAATTGTATTCCAGATGGTTCGATCGATGTTGTCAATGTGCAGCCGGGTGAAATCCTTAGTCGTGAGTGGAGTTTTCGTGTGAATATGCCGCCTGAATTGCAAGAAGAATTGGATGGCGGCGAATGGGATCCAAGAAACATCCTTCATGGAAAAGACGGAGAGCTTTATGATGAGGAAGGAAATTTCCTCGCCGAAGTGAATACGTTCCAAGCGCAAATGAATTTCAACACGAATGACTATCAAGCAGCAGGAAACATGGTCGTATGGGGTATTACGACTGGCTATACATTCACACTTACTTTTACAGAAACGATTGTTAGAGACAAAATGCTCGTCAAAATCTTAAATGGCTTCAAAAAAGGCGAAAAAATGCCGCAGCTAAACTTTACTGGTGTATTAAGAGCACACGATTAATGGAAGGAGAATGCATATGTCTACTGAAAAACGAACGAATGAAGAATTATTGGCCGTGGAGGAGGATGTCCTTCGCGGCCTCCTTGATGCAGCCGCTGACAATAAAAATGACACTGTCATGATTGAAATTGCCCGCAAAGGCAAAGTGCTCTTTCAATTCCGCATCCATGGTTTAACAGAAAAAGAATATAACGAACTGCAAGACCAAGCAACGAAATTCAAGAAAGCGAAAAACCTTGGCGGCGTAAAAGTAGCAGAAGAGACAAATATTACAAGATTCCGTTCTCTATTAATCTATCATGCGACAGCAGCTGAGGATCGCAAACGACTATGGAACAACAAAGAGGCGTGGAAAACACTCGGTGTCTTAAATGGGCCAGATTTAATCGATAAAGTCCTAAAAGCTGGTGAAAAGAAAGCGATCATTGACAAAATCGATGAGATGAGCGGCTATAGCGATGATACGGAAGAAATAGTAAAAAACTCATCGGAGCAGGAGGAAAACTAACCCTCCTGCATGAAGTCTTCCAACGAACGGGCAGAACGCCTGATGAAATCATGAACAAGCCTGAGGGCGTTCAGTCGTTCGTATTTGCTTCGATGATGTATCAAATGGAGAAAGAATACAAAAATGCCAAGCTCCATAAACAGCCAAAGGGGTGAGATAGTGGCAAATGAACAAGTATTTAGAATAGAAATTCCCATCGAAGTAATTGATTCGTTTTCTCCAGGTTTAAAAAAAGCAGAAAAAGAAGTCACTGCTTTTCAAAGAACGATCATGAATATGCAAAAGCGAATGGACCAGCTCACCAAAGGAAGGTGGTCCATGACAATTGGCGCGATTGATCAAGCTTCAAAAGTCATCAAGACCGTCGGTGGCTACGCAAAAAAGGTCGCAAATAGAACGTACAACATCGCGTTCTGGGCGATAGATATGGTAACCAAACCTTTAAAGGGCATCATCGACACCGCCATTTCCCTCCTTGGCAAGATTGGTCCCGATGCGATGGGCACTCAGCTTCCTATCCTCATTGCCGATGTCAAATCGCTTTTTAACGAAACAGTCTTTATGAGCTGGGGAAGAGGGATGGATAAAGCCCTGTCGCCGGCGTTAATAAAGTTTAGAGAATGGAAAAATGAAAATAAAGATATTCTCGATGAAATGAGCAGCAAAATCGAACAATATGGGGAAAAATTTGCCTCCTTTATGATCAAGCACGTAGAAACAGCGTCATCTTATCTAGCTGATTTATTTTTATCGGACAAGTACGAAGATTTGTCCTTCGGTGCAAAAGTAAAATTAATGATCGATGATGCCAGTAATTCGTTTTCTGACTGGTGGGATCGTATCGGACATGATCAAGTAACAGGATTGACTGGAAGAATGGGCACTGCTTTTGGAGACTTAATCAAAGGAGCCGTACTTGGTGCTTTAGGAGTAGACTCGGAAGGCGCTAGTGCCTTTACGAAAGCAGGAGCAGATGCAGCCTCTAGTTTTATAAAAAACTTCATCGAAAGCCTTGATATCGGAATGTTGGCAACTGAAATAGCAAAAAAATTTGCCTCCATCAATTGGAATGCGATCACGGGAAATGGCTCGATAGCAAATGCGATTATTTTTGATTTACTGGCATTAAATGCTGCTTCAAAGCTATTGAAACCATTCGACAAAGTGAAAGAATTGTTTGGCGGGAAAGGCGGTAAAGGAAAAGGGAAATGCGCGCAAGTAAAGGCTTCTGTTCAAGCGAATAAACCTCCTGCCCCGAAAGAGGATTCTTATAGTAAAGCAATGAAAGAAATGGCTCAACAACGAAAATCAGAAAAACCGAAAAGCAGGTTTAAGTTTCCCAAACTTCCCAAACTCCCAAAATTACCAAACATGGCAGGAGCAATAGCAGGAAAAATACCAGGACTCGGTTCATTGTTGGGAGCGGCAAGTCTCTTGACAATGTCAAAAGAAGAGTTGCCTGGCGGCGTAGGCTCATTAGCTGGCGGCGTAGGTGGAGCAGCAGCTGGGGCTGCAATTGGCTCGGTCGTACCTGGAATTGGCACAGCCATAGGCGGCATCGCCGGAGGTGTTATCGGTTCTCTTGGCGGCGGTGCGGTTGGTGATTGCCTTGGCAGCTTAGATTTTAAGGCGATCGGAATAAACATCAAGGAGGCTTTTAGCAGTGCTTTAGATTGGATATCCGATCAGTGGAGCAGCTTTAGCAATTGGTTCAACGAGACTGTGTGGACACCGATCAGTACAGGGGCTTCCATTGCAGCAGATTGGATTAGCGAGAGCTGGAATACGCTAAGCAATTGGTTTATGGAAAACGTCTGGACACCGATATCCGACTTCGGAGTAAATACGCTAAACTTTCTTGTCGGTCTTTTTGATATGGGAAGAGAGTGGATTGCAGAAAGATGGCAGGCTTTAAGCAGTTGGTTCATGGAAACCGTCTGGACGCCGATCTCGGAAGGTGTTGGTACAGCCGTTGATTTCATTATTGAGCGGTTCACTGAGACTTATAACTGGTTGTCCGAGGTCTGGGGGGCTGTAGCCGAATGGTTTATGGAAACGGTCTGGACGCCTCTTTCGGAAGGCGTAGGTCTAGCAGTTGATTTCATCATTGAGAGGTTTACTGAATCCTATAACTGGTTGTCCGAAGTTTGGGGTGTTGTAGCAGCGTGGTTTGAAGAAACTGTTTGGGCTCCTCTCCAAGAAGCTGTGGGAGTAGTGACAGAATGGTTTACTGAGCACTTCTCTAGCGCAAGCGAAGGCATCATGGAAGTCTGGGGTGCGGTAAACGAATGGTTTACAGAAAACGTATGGGGACCGATTGAACAAGGTGTAGAAGCCGTAACAGGAGTTATCACAGGAGCCTTTGAAACTGCCTGGGGAATTGTTTCAGATATATGGGGCGGTATAAAGGACATGTGGAATGGTGTCAGCGGCTGGGTTTCCAATCGATGGGACGGCGTTACAAGTTTTTTTAGTAAGACGACTAAAAGAGGCGAGGATACAACTGGTTTAAAAACAAGCAAGTCTTCATCCGGCAAGAAAAAGTATGCAAACGGTGGCTATATTAATCGCCCGCATCTCGGTCTTGTCGGTGAAGCAGGGCCAGAGATGATCATTCCTCTTTCAAGCAGCAGAAGAAGCCGTGCTATGGAATTGTACGAGAGAACAGGACGAATGCTCGGGGTAAAACCATTCGCAAGCGGCGGTCTAGTTGGAAAAGTACCGTTGGCATCAAATGATGCCACAGTCGTCGGAAATGCTGGCGCTGTATTTGGTGATATTCATGTCAATCCGAGTGTCAGTGTTATCGTACAAGCGGAAGGAAACGATATCGATGCCAACAAGATCGCGGAGAAAATTGCAGATGCGGTTGGTTTGAACTTAGCAGAAAAAATGCGGGAAGTGGCAGGAAATATGCCGCTTGCGACATAAGCAAAGGCGGCATCGCGCCGCTTTTTTTTTAGGAACGTGTTCTTTCAATCTTCTTATATCAATTACTTTAGGAGGTGTGCAATGAAAATATCGTTAATCGATATGAACAATAAGCAGACATTGGTATTCCCTGTATCTCCAGAGGAACTTCGTGTGCAAATGGGGCCTAAAACGTTATCATTTTCGCCGATTACAATTGGCGATATTGAGATGCCAAGAGGAATGACGTCTGTCAGGGTGAGCTGGGAAGGATTTTTCCCTGGTGTCAGACAAAGCGTTCCTGAAAGGCACACAGATTTGCCGCCAAATGATATTGTTCGCCTGCTGGAAAGGTGGATGGGAGCAGAAGGAGACGATTATCAGCTTCGGCTCATTATTACCGAATCTTCTTGGAATATCCCTGTCTTTTTGTCGTCATTTGAACCGAGTTATCGGGGTGGATTTGGCGATATTTATTATGCGATTTCTTTTACCGAAAAGCGATCCTTTTCCGTTCAAGAGAAGAAGCCTGAGCAAGCAAGCAAGCCTCCGGAAAAAAGACCCGATCCGAAGCCGCAGCCCAAAACACATACGGTTGTTAAAGGCGAAAATTTATGGAATATTGCGAGGAAATACGCAGGACATGGCGGCAAATGGCCGGAACTCTGGGAAATCAACAAAGATAAAAGCAAGAGTAAAAACCCTGATTTAATTTATCCTGGCGAAGTGTTTACTTTGCCTTCTGGGTGGTGAGCAAATGGCAATCGATTTATCAAAAGTAGCTTATCGCCTTACTTTGGTGCCGCCAGATGGCCGGCAAATAACGGTAGACCATCTGATTTTATCTGCGTCTCTTGAGACATTGCCGCAAGAACTTGCTGCCCGCTTAAACGTTCAGCTTAAAAATGTGAAATTGAAAGACGGCTGGATTCATCAACATGTTTACCTTGCCAAAAGACTTATTTTACAGGCAACAGATGGCAGCGGTTGGAAAGAAGTTTTTCGCGGGGCTGTCTATCGTTGGAAAACGAATGCGTCTGATCACACGATTGAAATAACAGCGTATGATCCACTGTTCCCGCTGCAGCAATCAAAGGAACATTGGTATTTCGGATCAGGCGAGACAGGGGCATCTAGTATTAAAAAGATCGCTGAAAAAGCAGGAGTTCCCGTTGGGCGCATCGATGGACCGACTGTGAAACTAGCAAAAAAACCTTACTCAAATGGAAGTCTAGGCGATATTATCGCAGATCGTTTAGAAGAATCGGAGAAAAAGGGCGCAGGCCGCTTTCTTGTGCGGTCTACACAAGGCAGTTTAGAAGTCGTCAAAGAAGGGTCTAATGAAACGATCTATGTGTTGGACGATCACTTCGTCGAAGATAGCGCTGACGAGCATAGCATCGAGAACTTGGTTACTCGTGTGAAAATCTATGGCAACGAAGGGAATGAAGGCAGAGCGCTTTTAAAAGCAGTGAAAGATGGGAATACGAAATTTGGCATCATTCAAGAAGTGTTGTACAGCGATTCTTATGAAAGTGTCTCAGAAGCTCAAAAAGCAGCCGATGAAATGTTAAAAGAAAAAGGCAAGCCAAAAATCGAAAGGTCTCTCAATGGCCCAGATATTCCGTGGATTCGCAGAGGGGACAAAGTCGAAGTGAAAACAGGCACCATTGGCGGACGCTATATCGTTGAAGGAATTTCTAGAGATATTTCTTCATTGCGGATGAGCTTGAATCTAAGGGGTGATTAGGATGGAAGGAAGCAAGGGAGCCAACGCTTTACTGCAAGTAATGCGAGAAACAACAGCCAAAACAATCGGTTTTCAAGTAAAGTCAGCGATCCTTGGCACGATTACAAGCAGCGGTCTTAAATTAGACCATTTTGAACATCCAATTCCGTTAACAGATTGCAGCGTAATGGAGGAAAAGGCAACACTGATTTCCGAATCAACCGGAACGTCACACGATTATATCATTCGATTAAAACTGGAAGAAGGCGATCGGGTTCTTTGCGTCCCGATAGACGAGGGAAGAACGTACATCATCATAGGGCAGGTGAAATAAGATGGCAGAAACATTATATCCTGCTTTTGATACACCAATCATCATTGCAGAGGATGCTTTTGATCAACAGCCGCTCGATGTTGTTGCCCCAGTTTTTAATATGGAAACCGTTCAGCTTGACATCAATGGTGTAGGCCAAGCGGTAATCGGCGATGAAAAAGACGCCTATCGTTTTTGGGTGATGAAATGCCTGCTTACAGAGCGCTATCAATATCCAGCTTACAGCAGTGATTTTGGCGTAGAATTAGCGAATATTGTCCGTTCCTTTCATGATCGCGGCATTGCCGAAAGTGAAATCAAACGAACCATCACCGAAGCATTAATGGTTGATGCACGAACGAAAGCGGTCGATTCCTTTGCATTCGAATGGAAAGGAGACAATGTGTGGATCACTTTCCAAGTGGAGTCTGTATACGGAACGGAATTTTACGAAATGACGAAAGGCGGTGAAGCAATTGGAACAGTCAACATTCGCCCTGCCTGACTTTTTGCAAGTAAGCGAAGAAGACATTCACCAACGCATGTTGAAAAGCTTGCCTCGCAACTACGACCTTTCCGAAGGTGCGTTAATTTATGACGTAACAAAACCTGTTGCGATGGAAAAAGCGAAGATGATTGAATACGAACTAACACTGACAATGATGATGATGTTTCCACAGTTTGCGGAAGGGATATTTTTAGATTGGCATGGTACACCGATTGGTGTGACGAGAAGGCCGGCTGTTGCTGCTAAGGGGTCGCATATGGTTTTCATCGGCAAACCTGGCGTGACGATTCGGGCAGGTACAAAAGTAGCAACGGTCGCGAGCGATCATACTGCTGCGATTGTTTTTAAGACAACACAAGAAATAACGACAGACGAAAACGGGAAGGCAGTAACTTCTATTGAAGCAGTTGAACCTGGGGTGGTCGGAAATGTGCCGGCCGAATCGATTCGTATTCTCATGGAACCGATACCGGGAATTGTCGAAATCATCAATGAAGAAGCGACAAGTGGTGGAGCAGATATTGAAAGCGACAGCTCATTCAGGGAGCGGATTATAGACCGTGATCAAAATAAATCATTAAGTGGTGCCCGCCGAGATTATGAAAGATGGGCAAAGGAAGTTCCTGGAGTTGGAGAAGTGATCGTCTTGCCAGAATGGAACGGAGCTGGAACTGTCAAAGTGATGATAACAGACAGCAATGGAGGCGTCGCCACTCCAGAATTAATCGCCGCAGTTCAACAGCATATTGCTCCTGATGAAAGAAAGGGTGGAGGACTAGCGCCAATTGGAGCGCTTGTTACTGTTGATTCGGTTGAAAGGATGACCGTTCATCTTTCCTTCTCCTTAGAATTAGAAGATGGGGCAGATATAGAAGAGATACTCGCTTCGATTAAACAAGCGGTCGCTGCTTACTTTTCCGACGTTTCGATTGGCGGGCTGATCCGTTATGCGCGAATAGGATCGTTCATTATCGAAACGCAAGGGGTAAAGGACTATGACAATTTATTACTGAACGGGCTTGCGGAAAATATCCAGCTCGATAGCGGAGAAATCGCTGTTGTTGGTGAGGTGAAGGCATCGTGAAAGACCGCATGATCACCTCACCAACTGCTAAAGAGATGCTATCTGCTATTCTTCCAATCTATCACCACGATGCGTATATGCTTCATATTTTTGAAGCAAATGGGAAAGAGCTTGATGATCTTTGGAAGACGGCCAAAAGTGTCCGTGAGCAGGTTTACCCGCAATTTGCATCATGGTCTCTTTCCTACTGGGAGCAGCGGCTTGGTTTAAGCAACGGGAAAGGATTAAGTATAGAAGAACGCCGCAAACGAATCATCGTATTTTTAAATACTTATTTTCCTGTTAACAAAGAGCGTGTTGAAATGGTTGCTTCTGCGGCAGCTGGAGTAAAAGTAACAATCGAAGAAAATATCGATGATTATGTATTTCGCATCAATTTAGACAAAACAGCTGAAAACGTAGATTTTCCAAAACTTATTCACGAAGTAAATAAAATCAAACCCGCTCACCTTGGGTATCGCATCACCCAACACTTAAGTGGAAAAATGCATTTGGCATCCGCAATGCTTTTCGGGGAGGAAGTAACTGTCTATCCTTGGCGGAACACCGAGCTAGAAACAAAGGGCTATGCGCGATTTGGAACCGCATCACGATCTTTAGAAACAATTTCTATTTATCCCACATCTAACTGGCAGTAAGACCCCCACCTCAAGAGTAAGAGGAATCGAAGAAGTCTAGGTGGAGGATAACTGAAAGTCAAATGTCCGATTGGTTCAACTAACCATTAGTAGGGGATGAGAGAAAACCCCTACTAATGAAAGTTTCACTTTATCCCCTCTCTAGCTAACAAGAAAATTCCCGTTAAGAATAAAAAAAGAAGAAGTCTGACGGGGGAACTGTTAGTAAATGACCGATTGATTCCAACCATTAGTAGGAGATAAGAGATTCCCACTAATGGAAGGTTCACTAAATCCGATAAAATTTTGATAGAACGGAGTAAATGATCATGGCAGAAAAATATTATACGATTCTAACTGCTGTTGGAAAAGCGAAAATAGCAAATGCGCAAGTACTTGGAAGAAAAGTCGATATCACACATCTTGCAGTTGGTGACCGTCAATATAATCCGTCTGAAAATCAAACAGAACTGCAAAGCGAGGTCTGGCGTGGAAACATTAGCTCTATTCACACTGACGAGGAAAATTCGAATTGGATTATCCTCGAAGCTGTTATCCCAGCTGATGCAGGAGGATTCAATGTCAGAGAAGTTGGAGTATTTGACGCAGAAGGCGATTTAATTGCAGTCGGAAAATATCCTGAAACATACAAACCGATTTTAACAGAGGGCTCAGCAAAAGACCTATATCTTCGTATGATCATTGAAGTAACAAACGCATCATCAGTTCAATTAAAAATCGATCCGACCATCGCCATGCCATCACGTAAATGGGTAGAAGAAGAAATAGGCAAACACGCTAATACAAAAGCTTCTTTAACACAGGTAGGGCATGTTCAATTGTCTGACGCTGTCAATAGCACAAGCACAACAGAAGGAGCGACACCAAGTGCGGTTAAAAAAGTAAATGATCTTGTTATTGCGCATAAGGAAAAAATAGCGACAAATGAAACGAATATTACAGGTTTAACAAATAGAATGAATTCGGCAGAAGACCAAATTGAGCAAATCCAACAAAACGTAGGAGAAGAATTTGAGCAGCTGCCTAATATGGTAGACTCTGTGAAAACTACTGTGGAAGCTGTTAAGAAACAAACAGATTTGATTCCGACAATCAAAACGAAAGCGGATTTGATTGGGATGGCGAATCCATCTACAGCGGGGACAGATTCTTTATTTAAATACTTAAAGCGAATCGAAGGGAAAATTGAGTCTAACAATATCTTTACTGGGACTCCTAAATTCGTATCTTCTAGACATTATTCAAATTCTTCGAATGCAACAATTGTAAATATTACCGGAAAAGGTATTGTAACATCATTTAACTTAGCATCTAACACCTCCGCGCTTGGAGAAGTTGAAATTACAATCGAAGCAGATGGACAAGTTGAAACCTTCAATATTGAAGGTAGTTCCATTTCACATGGGACTGGACTGTTTTCTCCGATGATAGAATTTACTAATAAACTAAAAATTAGTCTTTCTTTTAAATCTTCAACTTCAAACTATTTGTATGTGAGTGCGAGTTACATTTTAAAATAATAATTCAAAGGAGGAACTTAAATGTTAGAAGTTTTACGTGAATATGTTGAAAATGATAAACAAGTTACTGAATATACACGAGACGGAGAAACTATTTCCCATCGGGTTGAAGTGCCTGTAATGTCGGAAATTCCCGAGGATGAGGTTATTCCTGTACAACCAACTTTTAACCAAAGAATTGAAAAATTACAAGAAGAAAATTTGCAACTATCTTTAGCTCTAGCAGAAATGTTTGAGGAGCTAACTAAGCTGAAGGACGGTGAAACGGAATGATTTATGTTTATGTACGACTTATTCAAGCGGGATTGAGAGAGCTGCAGCAAGTACCAGTTATAATTCGTAGCGATGTCCAAAAAGCGTTAGTTGCGCATAAGAACGATGATGTGCAACATAAAGAAATGATTAATCATGTTTGAAAGTGAAAGAATTCTCGTTCTTAAACACATCACATATTCCGAAAAATAAATAAACACCCAAGAAAAATGTTTAATCTACTAAGGAAGAAGGTTAATCTACTAAGAATGTAGAATAAACGATATAGATTATTTTTAGGGGAGAGTAAGATGGAATTAGTTCATTTCTTAGATAACAGTCTGTTTGATGAAAATGCAGAAAAAACTTTTTTAGCTCACAAAAAAATCATGAAAGAAAGCCTGCCTGAGGCTGATGTCCAGCACGTTGGAAGCACAGCCATTCCTAATAGCCTAACAAAAGGTGATTTAGATATACAAGTACGTGTTATCTCTGGACAATTCTTTGAAGCAGTTGACTCACTTTCAGCATTATATGAGCTTAATGAAGGCAGTATAAAAACAGACAGGTTTAGGGCTTTTAAAGATGATTCCACTATTCCACCTCTTGGAGTACAATTAACTGTCATAGGTTCAGAACACGATTTCTTTTGGAAGTTTCGTGATGTTTTATTACGAAATGATCATTATAGGAAAGAATATGACGAGTTAAAAAAGAAGTATGAAGGGAAGGCTATGGATGATTATAGAAAAGCTAAAAATGAATTTTTCCAAAGATTAATGAAAACTCCAGAATATAAAAAACTATGA